GGAACGTGAACATCAAACCCAGCATTAGATTGTTTGGGTGACCTATATGTTAGCTGTTTAAGTTTATATGGTGTAATCAGGGTATCTATAGACCCTAAGAACTCACACTCAAACTCTGTGTTGAACTGTGCTTGAGAGGTGTTCTTAATCGTTTCCTCTTTCCAAGCTTCGTCTCGGCCAGGAACTTCACTCCAATGAACCTCAATCGGTATATAAGTGTTACGACCTTCTTCTGCATCTACCCACAACTTATAGAACATGTTCATACCATGTGGGGTGGAAACAATCACCACCTTGGTTGTTTTACCCGAACTTATTGTTGGATAAACTGAACTAAAGAATTGTTCTGCAACATTTGATGGGACGTAAGCAAATTCATCCAAAAATATAATGTTATAAGACCCGCCACGAACAGCGCTTGCAGAAGTAGAAGATGCCAATATTTTACTACCATTTTCCAACTCCAAGCTGCCCTTATTCCAAGACATGACGCCTTGTTGTAACCACTTGGGTAAATGTTCATATGCGAGTTGAAGTCTACCAAGTAAGTCCCTTGCTGTCGCAGCCTTGTTAGCAAGGATTGCCACATTCACACTTGGATTAAACAAAACATAATGAAGTAGATATGCAATAATCGTAGTAGATTTTCCTGATTGTCTAGGAAGTTTGCATATCGTAAAACGGTTATTATGGAACGTGCCTATCATCTCTTTCTGAAAGTCATAGAGCTTGAACGGCACTAGACCCTCATCAAGAGACACAATCATAATATAATTTTCTACAAAATATTGTGGGTCATCCATACATCTCTGATACTCTTGAAGTTCTTCCTTTGTCCACTCTTGAGTGACATTGGCTTTCTTGAGATTTGGGTTGCCCAAATAAACTGATTGATCCATAATAGTATTTAGGTTACTTGACCTTGACGTTATTTTTCTATTAACATTTTTTTATGAATTCCTAGCAACTTCGGTTATTCGTGGCTTGGAAATTAATTGCATCACTGGTGAATACTGCTGATGAATTCCTACAATATGTATTCGTCCGTGAGTGGAGGCATTAATTGCGGTATGCATTTTAGTTGTATCAACAATATAATATGAATCATTAATAGGTAGATGGTAAATTTGTTCCTCAACAACTAGCCAACAATCTTCATTTGTTGTTACTACTATGTGGATTCTCTTCGTTCTATCTCTATGATAACTGTAACAAGTCTTCGGTTTTAAATACATATATCGTGTATGAAACATACCTAATTTTTCAATTAAACCATTTATATATGGCATGTCAAATAACGGAAATTTGAAATCCGTTAGTCGATAGTCGTCATTTCGTTCTCTTTCCCATGCGTTCTTACTACCACTCACTCCGATACCAAGATAGGGGTCACTACTCCCTTCCACACCTTGCAAACATGTTTGTCTCATGGGGTCTGGGATGGCCTTTAATTCTTCTCTAATCTTCTCAACATCAATATCATAACTAATTTCTTTTATCATTATATCTGTACTATCCATGACACATCACCAAATGAGTTCTGCTTTCTTCTCCAGCATTAACAAAGGTATGGGGTAATCTTGCATCAACCTTATAAACATAACCATCAGCTGGAATATGAATAACCTCAGAAGGAATATGGATAATTTCTGATTTTTCTATTGGGTTTCTTGGAAAAAGAAAAAATGCGTATGGATTTGTGTTCAATACAAAATGTGATCTTTTGGTTCGATCTGCATGAACAGAAGAATATGTCCTATGTTTATCTATAATCATTATTCTTGACCTTACAACATTTAATTCGTTAATAATTGCTTCAAATATTGTTCCACGATATATATCATTAATTAAACAAAAATCCGACGCTGGCACCGATCCATCAGCTCTTTTAATACTTCCACAACCATCTGTATATTTATTTACACAATCTTTAGAGTGCTGTAAACAAGTCTGAGTCCGATACCATTGATCATTTGTTAAAACAAAATCCTGTATATATTTCCACTCAAAATTTAAATGATCTAAATCAAATTGATAATTAGTTTTTTCTATATATTTCATAGTTATGCCCCATGGCACATAATCAAATGAGCTCTGTTTTCTTCTCCAGCATTAACAAATATATGAGGTTTTGTAGTATCAACATTATAAACATAACCATCAGCTGGAATATGGATAACTTCAGAAGGAATATGAATAATATTATTCTTTTCTATTGGGTTTTCTGGAAAAAGAAAAAATGCATTTGGATTTGTGTTTAACGCTAAATGTGATTTTTTGGTTTGATCTGTATGAACCAACATGCCACCATATTTTTGTTTAGGCTCAATAATCGTTATCCTTGATCTTACAACATTCAATATATTAATAATTTCTTCAAACAATGTTCCATGATATATGTCATTAATTAAATAAAAATCCAAAGGATTCGGCGTTCCTTTAGGGCCGCGCATAGTGCATCCATCTGTATATTGATTTACACAATCTTTGGAATGTTGTAAAGAGGTTTGATTATGTATCCATTGATCATTTGTTAAAACAAAATCTTTTATATGGTTCCATTCAAAATTCAATTGATCTAAATCAAATTGATAATTAGTTTTTTCTATATATTTCATAATTAATCTTACTACCCATGACACATGATCAAATGAGTTCTGCTGTATTCTTTTGGAATTCCAAAGGCTTGTATCCGTGCTGGATGTAAGGTATGAGGTTTTGTAGTATCAACCTTATAAACATAACCATCAGCTGGAATATGGATAATTTCTGTTTCCTTTTTTTCTATTGGGTTTCTTGGAAAAATAAAGTGAGCGTTTGGATTTGTGTTTAGAGCTAAATGTGATCTTTTGGTTCGATCTATATGAACAGAAGTTCCTCGCCAATGCTCATCAATAACCTTTATTCGTGAACTTACAACATTCAATATATTAATAATTTCTTCAAATAATGTTCCACGATATATGTCATTAATTAAATAAAAATCCGACGCTGGCACTGATGCATCAGCTCTGAAAACATCTCCCTGCAAACCTTCTGTATATTGATTTACACACGTTTTGGAGTGCTGTAAACAAGTTCGATTTAGATGCCAATGATCTTTTGTTAAAACAAAATCCTTTATATGGTTCCACTCAAAATTCAATTGATCTAAGTCAAATTGATAATTGGTTTTCTCAACATATTCCATAACTAACCCTTTAACATTTTTTGAAGTTCTGCTGTTGAACCAACGAACAATGCGTTGGTTACATTTTTGGGTGCGTTGTTTGGAACCTCTTTGAGTTTTCTCATTTTCTCTTGGAGATCACCTAATTTCTCAGCAACCTCTGCAACTTGTTTGATAAGATTTCCCGCAACCTCATATGCTCGTGGATGCTCTCCCTCTTTAGCGAGCTCAAGTATTCCATCAATCGCAGTTGAACCTTTTTCCACTAGATTATAGAAGTTATCTCTTTGATATTTGTAGTCATCGTCAATGTCCATGTCTGTAGATTTTATCGGGGGAATTATCAACTCTTGTTCCGGTTGAGACATTTTCACAGCCTTTTCTACTACACCAAGTGCTTTATCTATTTCATTACTCATCTTCACCTGTCACTGGATTATATTCTTTCGCATCTGTAAAGAATGATGTTACTTCATTAAATCCAAAATCATCGTCAGCATCAGAACTAGTTGGGTCTGGTGTAACAGTAAGTCTCTGTTCACGTTTGGGTGAAGTATCCGGTAAATCAGCATACTGATCAACTTGTACAGTCTTAATGACCTTACTAGAGGTAATAGGACCATAGAGATAGAACTTGCATGTGAAATCCAGAGTATAGATAATAGCACGTCTAGTTGTAAAGTCTCCCTGATAATCATCCTCATAAGAAATACTGTTTAGAATGACAGGAATATCTTTTTTAACGTCCATATTAGGGTTATCATTCAACGTAATAGTGTAATCTGGCTGAAAGTACGGAAGAATCTGTTCGATAACCTGTAGTGCATCATCAGATTGTTTTGCAAGAATATAAAGCTGAAAACCAATATTATAAGGGACTGGCATATATTGAGTGTCGAGTTGTTCTGACTTATCACCCTTAACCTTCTTGAACTTCTGAACACGATTCAACTTTCGTGTAGAGTCATAAGTAAGGCCAGTAATCTCAAAACCAATACGAGGCAATGTAACTGAAGCTGCTTTGCTTAAATCTGCATCATCATTCAAACGAACAAGAAACTTCTGTCTTGGCCCATATGCCAAAGGAACCTTCATAGTCTGTTGAATTACTCCAGAATTGTCCTTGCGAACTAACTGAATGTTATT